GACCTAGCTAATGCTGGCACTGCAAGAACTAACTTAGGTTTAGGAACAGCAGCTACCACAGCTAGTACAGATTATGTAGCAGCGTCAGCAGTATCTACCTTTGGTGGTACACTAATAGATGATGCAGATGCAAGTACAGCTAGAACTACACTAGGATTAGGAACTGCTGCAACTACAGCAAGTACAGCCTACGCTACAGCAGCACAAGGCACATTAGCTGATAGTGCATTACAAGATGTAGTTGACGATACAACCCCACAACTAGGTGGTGACTTAGACACCAATGGAAACTCTGTTGATTTTGGAGCTTCTGGTTGGTCTATTGCTCTTAGTGGTAGTAATTTAGTATTTAGTTACAATGGCACTGCTAAAGTTAAATTTGCATCTGATGGTGAAATTGTTACTGTAGATGATGTTACAGCATTTGGAACAATTTAATGGCATTACAATCATCAGGTGCAATTAGTTTAAGTAATATACAAACAGAGTTTGGGGGAACTAACCCCATAGGTTTGTCTGAATATTATAGTAAGGGTAATGCACCAGCTAGTGGTGAGATTCAACTAGCAGCAGATTTCTATGGAACTTCAAATTCAGTTTCTTTAAATTTTGCTACTCATGGAAGTGTAAGTGGAACAAGTGCCACAATTAACATTGGTACAGCACGAAGCACTCGTATGGTACATTTAGTAGGTAAAGGTTCAACAGAGAGTAATGTAACTATTAATGGTAGTAGTATGGCACTCAGTAGTAACTATGTAACTTGGTTTGCATACGCTAAAGTACCAACTGGCACAACTGCTAGTATTGCATGGAGTAACACTGCTACAGTTTATGTTACTACCTTTGACACAGTTAATTCTGGTACAGCAGACTCAGGAACTGGTAATGTAAATACCACATATACTTTTCTTGCAAATGAAGGTGTTTGTATTTGGGGGGGAACTGCTGGAATTGGAAGTGCAAACCCACCAACAGACATAACTTTAAGCACTAATAATTCTGGGGGTGTAAATTATATTTTTCAAGACTCACCAAATGGTGGTGGTCAAAGCTCAGAAGTAGCTTATAGCCCAACCAGTTCAGGAGTAAATCAAACTTTTACTTGCACATATTCAGGAACACTAAAAGGTGGCTCACCTAATCTAGCTCAAATATTTTACACAAATTAACAGGATAATAAAATGAGTTTTAATTTATCTAGCGTACATTTAGATACTACAATTATAGACCCTACTCTTGGCTTAACAATTTTTGAAGCAGAAGTAAGTCAAGGTGATAGTTTTACTCCTAGAATACCTACGGATAGGTTGCGTTCTGTTAATTGGTGTACAGAAGGTAATGTTAGTGTATATGCAAGAGATATGACATTTATTAATACATATGGTGTAGGGGAAAGAATGTTAGTACCCAACCCAGACCATTTAAGTTTTGGTAAATGTGTATTAATTTGTGCTTCTAACACTGCTAAATACTATTGTTTGTGTGGAAACGAAGATGTTTATTATAACGGAGAAGTTATACAACTAACAGCTAACGAAGAAAAAACTATTAGTAACTGTAACGGACACTACATGTTTTGTAGTATGGGTACAACTAACTCTCTTGAAAAAAATAAAATATTAATTATTGACTCTGATAGTTATACTGTTACAGCAGGAACTGAAGGAGCTATTATTACTGTATTTTATGACAGTACAGACGATTAAAGGATACTTATGTCTAACATGACAGATTACGAAGCAGGACAGTTAGTAGCAGTAGTCACTCAGCTTAATAATGAAATAAGCGAAATGAATAAAACTTGCACTATGCTATCTGAACGAGTAAATGAATTAGAAAAACAAATGGCTAAAGGAAAGGGAATGTTTGCTGGAGCTATATTTATAGCAATGGGATTAGGTGGTATTGGTAGCACTTTATTCTCTAAATGGTTTAATTAGGATACAAGATATGACTTACTTAGATATAGTTAATAACATTTTAAAACGATTAAGAGAGCGTACTGTATCAACAGTCAACGAATCTTCTTACTCTAGCTTGATAGCTGTACTTGTTAATGATGCAAAAGAGTCAGTAGAAAATGCTTGGAACTGGAGTGCATTAAGAACTACATTAAGTGCTACTACAACCAGTGGTATTTTTAACTACGAACTAAATGGTTCTTTAAATGCCTTAACAGTATTAGATGCAACAAATGTAACAGATAACTTTTTCTTAGATTACAAAGCAGCACACGATTTTAATAAATTCTTTTTAAGTAATGATGTAGCAACAGGCTCACCTTATTACTATTCGTTTAACGGAGTTAGTCCTGATGGTGATACACAAGTAGACCTATATCCTATACCAGACAAAGCATACACAATTAGATTTAACTGTGTACTTAGGTCAGACGATTTAGTAAATGATGCTGATACATTAACTGTACCAACTAAACCAGTAGAGCTATTAGCCTATGCAATGGCAGTAGAGGAGCGTGGTGAAGATGGTGGTATCAACCCTGTTAGTGCTTATGCTAGAGCTACTAATGCTTTACAAGATGCAGTAACTTTAGATGGTAACAAACACCCAGAGGAGTTAGTGTGGTATGAAAGCTAGAACAATTTTAGTACCTGCTGTAACTACTAGCTCTGCTACTTATTATACAGTACCAGCAAATACAAGAGCAAAGTTAGTAATGTTTCATGCAGCTAACACAGCAAGTTCTGGTGCAACAGTAGCTAACGCAAGTGTTAAAGTTGGAAGTACAGTAACACCTATATTTAAAACATTGTCTATAGCTTTTAGTAGTGTATTTAATGCAGGATTTACTGACACATCTTATATAATGCTAGAAGCAGGTACATTGATTGTTGCACATTCAGATAATGTAAACACTTCATTAATCTTTACAGTTGAAGAAGTACCATTTATTGTGAGTACAAACTAATATGGCAAAAGAATTAGTAACAGCACAGTTAGTAGCACCAGCTTTTTTAGGTTTAAATACTCAAGACTCTAGTGTATCTAACGACCCTACCTTTGCACTAGAAGCTAACAACTGTGTTATTGATGAGTTTGGTAGACTAGGTGCAAGACAAGGTTGGTTTTATCGTACAACAGGTAGTGATGGTATTAACTTATTAGGTATGCACCCTTTTTTAGATGTAACTGGAGCTAACACTTTAATATCTTGGAACGCTAGTACATTTAAAAAAGGTTTTACATCTCTTAGTACAATAACATTAACTAGCACTGATACTATTAATGCTGGTAACTGGGCTTCAGCTACACTAAATGACAGAGCTTATTTTTTCCAAGCTGGTTTTAAACCAATCTATTATACTAATGAATCTACAAATGACGAGTTTAAAACTATAGAAAGTCACGCTGATAAAACAGGAACAGCACCACTAGCTAACATAGTAATGAGTGCTTTTGGTAGATTGTTTGCAGCAGATACTAGCACTAACAAAACTACTGTATTCTTTTCTGATTTGTTAGATGGTGTTGCATGGGGTAGTGGTAGTGCTGGTAGTATTAACATATCAGGTGTACTACCAAAAGGTTCAGATGTTATTACAGGGCTTGGTAGTCACAATGGTCAACTAATTATATTTTGTAAAAACCACATTATAATTTACAAAGACAATGATAGTTTTCAAGGCAGTTTTGATGTCAACACTTTAAGTCTAGTAGAAGTATTAGAAGGTGTAGGTTGTATAGCAAGAGATTCAATACAGAACACAGGTGAAGATATTTTATTTTTATCTGCTACAGGATTAAGAAGTTTAGGTAGAACAATACAAGAAAAGTCAGCCAAGTTAAATGACATATCTAAAAACATTAGGGATTCTTTTGTAGATTTAGTAGGTAAAGAAACAAATCTTGGTTTGGTTAAATCAGTTTATTTTCCTGAACAAGCATTTTATTTAATCTTTTTACCTACTGCTGGTACTGCTTATGTATTTGATACTCGTAGACCACTAGAAGATGGTAGTTATAGAGTAACAACTTGGAACGATTTAAACCACACAGATTTTGTTTACGATAAAACAAGTAAGGCTTTATACATAACACAAGCTAATGGTATAGCAGAGTATGGTAACTTTACTGATAATGGTTCTTCTTACACTATGAGTTATTTTACTAACCACTTTGATTTAGGCTATCCAAATATTAATAAGCTATTAAAGAAAACTGCTGTAACTGTTATTGGCTCTAGCGCACAATCATTTAATATTAAAGCTGGGTTTGATTATCTTACATCATATTTTTCTTTTCCATTTACAATAAAAGACACACCAGTGTCAGAGTACGGAATAGCCGATTATGGGGCAAACGCAACTGTAGTAGCAGAGTACCAAGCAGGGGTGTCTTTAGATAGGCTAAATTCGTCTGTATCGGGGTCAGGGAGTATCTTTCAAATAGGTGTGGAAGCAACTATTGATGGTGGTTCTTTGAGCATACAAAAATTAGATGTTTACGGAAAACTAGGTAGGACAATATAAATGAGTAATTATTCAAAGACAACAGACTTCGCAGCTAAAGATTCGTTAAGTACAGGCAATGCTAATAAGATTGTAAAAGGTACTGAGATTAATGATGAGTTTGCAGCAATACAAACAGCAGTTAATACTAAGGCTGATATAAATAGTGCAACCTTAACTGGTACACCAGCAGCTCCAACAGCTTCAGCTTCTACAAATAACACACAAATATCTACAACAGCTTATGTAACAAGTGCTATCACTACAGCAGTTGCAGCAGCCAAAGCAGCTTTGTTTCCTGTAGGAACTATTTATACACAAGCAGCAGTATCTACTAATCCTAGTAGTTTACTAGGTTTTGGTACATGGGAAGCGTTTGGTGCTGGTAAAGTTATGGTTGGTATTGATAGTGGTAATACAGCGTTTGATACTTTAAATGAAACTGGTGGTGTTGCAGATTCTATTATACCAGCTCACACTCACACAGCATCTTCTGCTGTTACTGATAATGGTCATTTTCATAGTATGTCACATAAAATTGGATTAGATGGGTCTTTTCCACAAGGGTCTGGTTCTAGTACAGCTTCTGACTACAACACTAATTCAGCAACAACAGGTATTACTGTAGCAACAACAGTCAACTCTGCTGGTGAAAGTGCTACTAATAAAAACTTACAACCTTACATTGTAGTTTATATGTGGAAGCGTACTGCGTAGTATGGATAAAGTTCCTGTAGTAGAGGACAAGGCTTTTACTTTGTACTTAGAAGAATACGAACAATATTTAATTATACACTGTGATGTTTATAAATGGTTAAAGAGTACAAGAAAGAAAATGGAAGTTTGTTTAGAGTATTTACTAAAACAAAACAACAGACCTATTTATGCAGAACATTTAGTTAATGATGCAAAGCACACAAAGTTTTTAAACATATACGGATTTAAATATTATGGAGTTATACAAGATGATTTTGGTAAACAGCGAGAGATATTTGTTAGAGGGAGTAAGTAACAATGGGTAGTATTTTTAAGAGTAAAAAAGCTAAACCAGCACCAGCTTATGCAGGAGCGCAGTTTCAACCTTATACTTATACTAGCACATTAGGAACTACTACTGGTACACCTAGTGGTCTTGCTTTTAATGTTGATTCTACTATAGATCCACAATTAACAGCTTTACAACAAACTGCATTGGGTGCAACACAACCATTTTTACAAGGTTATCTTGGTCAATCACAAGAAGCAATACCAATGTTTAGTGGTGTTGATGATGGTGAACAAAGAGCTGCTGATATATTTAGAACACAGTCTTCATTACTTCAACCTGAGTTTGCTCAACAAAGACAACAACTACAATCTAACTTGTTTGGTAGTGGTAGGTTAGGTTTACAGTTAGCAGGTGAAACAGTAGGTGCAGGTGAAGGAACTGGCATGGTTAGTCCAGATGCTTATGGATTAGGTTTAGCACAGTCTAGGGCTTTAGCTGAGTTAAGTTCTAGTGCTAGGACACAGGCACAAGCAGAACAAGCACAAGCTTATGAACAAGCTCTTGGTGGTTACACAACTAACTTAACTTCAAGACAACAACAACTTACTAACTTACTTGGTGGACTTCAAACTGGTCTTGGTACTCTTGGTACTGTTACTGAACTTGAACAGGGTCTTGTTAATCAAGGGCTTAGTATTGAACAAGCTA